AATCAAGTTTATTACGCACAGGTAGTTTTATACCAAGCTTATATGGGTTTAATGGATAATCCTGCATTGTTTACTGTTGTAAATAAAAACACGCAGGAGATATATTTTGAAAAAATACCTTTTGATGCTAAGGTTGCACAAAGGGTGTCAGATGCGGCGGTTAATATTTTAAAAGCAACAAGCAGTGACGAAATGATGCCTAGAGTAGCAGCGAAGGCAGATAGTTTTTTATGTAGGTTTTGTGAATTTAAGAGTAGATGTTGGGAAATAAAAAATGATAAAGAGCAATCATCTGGACTTCAACCAAGTTGGAAATGATATTCCATCACAGTTTGATGTTACAGATTTTAAAATTAGAGCGAAGGGATCATTAAAAAGCATATTCAGTTATATGTTTCCAAATGGTCGTATACGAGGAAATGAATTTGTTATCGGTGATTTACAGGGTTCGCCAGGAGATTCATGCTCATTTAACTTAGATAAAGATGGTTTAGGAAGTGAGTTTAACGGTGGTAATTCATTCAGTGATTTTATTGATGTATGGTCATATTCACAGAACACTTCGTTTCAAGAATCAGTAAAAGAAATATCAGAAAGATTTGGCATACCTTTACAGCATACATATGTTGAGCCTGCTCAACCAACATATAAACAAGAACCTAAACAAGAAAAAGTTATAGAACACAAGTACTTAGATAAAGATAACAGTTTGTTGTGTACTGTTCTTCGTATTGAAATGGATAACGGAGAAAAAACTTTTAGACCTAGACTAGCAAGTGGTGAATACAAAATGCCTGTTATCAGACCCTTGTATAATATTCCTAACATATGCAATGCAAGTACCATTGTATTTGTTGAAGGAGAAAAATGTGTAGATGCTCTAGCAACTAAAAATATACCGGCAGCAAGTGCTATGGGAGGATCCAATACTAATCTTGATAAAACGGATTGGAGCGTCTTAGAAGGCAAGAATTTAATTATATGGCCAGATAATGATGATGCAGGAAAAAAGTTCGCTAACAAGCTCTCTCATCATTTAAACAATATATGTGCATCAGTTAAGGTCGTAGATGTTCCTGACTACAAACCAAAAGGTTGGGACGTTGCTGATGCAATAGAAGAAAATTTTGACATTGATGAAGTATTAAACACACAAGGTACAGCACCTATTAATTTGTTAAATAACTCTTTATCTGTTAAAAATTTAGTTCAAGGCAAAGCCCCAGCTTATGAATATTTGTTGGAGTCAACTTTACCTAAAGGAGTTGCAGGAATTTTAGCTGCATCTGGTGACACAGGTAAAGGTATATTGACTCTCGACTTGGGCATGAAAATAGCATACGGCAAAGTAGGAATAGATACTGCTTTCGATGCTACATTACTTGATAACGGCAATGTCGTTATCTTAACAGCAGAGGACGAAAAAGATGAAATACATAGACGTATTGAAAAGTTGGATACTGAAGGGCATAGATTTAGGGAAACAGGGTGTGACTTACACATTATCCCGTTCCCAGACCATGGTGGCGTTGTACCTATCGTTGCAATCCAAAATGGTCGCCCTGTTATCACGGATGAGTGGAAACAGATTGAGCGACAGATTATGCAAATGGATAATTTGGCTCTCGTTGTTATTGATCCTCTTGCTAGTTTTATTCTAGCAGACATCAATGCAGATCCATCTCATGGTGCATTTGTAACAGGATACTTTGCAAGCTTAGCAACAAGAACAAATGCTACGTTTCTCATGGTACATCACATGACTAAGATAGACATGAAGTATCCTGTTCGCACCCCAGAACATGCTCGTAACTTAATTAGAGGTACATCAGCTCTTGTAGACGGAAGTAGATTTGCCATGGCATTATGGCCTGCTCCTGAGTCAGAGGCTAAAACAGTATGTTTAAAAGTAGAAGAAACATTTAAAAGAAACAAAGTTATATACGGAGCCGTTGTTAAATCAAATGGTCCTGTTAACCGAGAGGTTAGAATATTTGTTCGTAACGACGAGTCAGGATTATTAGAAGGTACATCACAAGATATATCTGTTGTAGACGAACAAGATAAAGTTATAAGACTTAGAAGTCTTGTTCAAATAATTAAGTTATCAGCTCAAAAAGGCAATCCTTTTACTGTTACAGGCGAAGATGGTTTTGTAGCTCGTGAAGGCGAAATGCCTCCTGAGTTAAAAGGTGTATCTCAAAGTACATTCAGAAGATATGTATCAGAACTTATTGACGACAGAAAAATAGTCCGTGCAAGACTTAAAGAAAATACAGGTCAAGCTAAGTATTTAGATGTGCCTGAAGGACCATTTGCTAATGGATATGGGGAATTGAGAGCAGGTAAAGTTACCTAGCTAAAGGGTTATCATTATCACCAAGCTTATCAATCCTGTCCTCTGTTCTATCTAATCTTTTTTCTAAGTTGTCGACTTTTGTTGTTAGCTCAGCGATAGACTCTTGTAAGGGGGCAATGTTTACAGTCTTAATTTTCTTTTTCTCAATGTTGTCAAGACGTAAATTAAACTGTCCCCAAGTGTAAAAACCGCCACCTATGGCTGTGATTACCCCTACTATGGTAATGTACTGTTGAAGTTTTCCAAGTATATTTTTCATTTTATTTTCCTCATTGCTATTGACATTATTTCTTTCCTATATAGAGACCGAACCAAGCTGCACCCGCACCTACAATAACTGATACAAATGCTGATTGAGAGTTAGTAGGATCTGGCAATGTCATAAACCAGTCGCAAGTCTTGTAAAACATAACACCATACAATGTTATCAATATGCGTGGAAATACTCTCCACTTGTCAAAACCTTCTGGGTTGTTATACCAAGAAACTCTTTCTACTTCGACTACCTTTACTTCTTCGGTCATCTAAAAAACTCCATATTCTGTGTGCCTATTATATTAGATTGTTGTTCTAAGTTTGTGTTAACTAGGCCATTATAGTTATTTATATTATCATCTAAACTTACATTTGCATATATAGTTCTAGGTTCGTACCAGTTAGCTCCGTCAGGTATGTTCATACTTTGATATGTATTAAAACCAGGCGAGTAACCCATATAAGCAAGCAGGTTAGCTTGTCCTTGCACATTGTACTCACCAGACTCACTCTGACTTCTTTCGTTTTCTTCTTGTTGAGCCTGCATATTTTGACTTACTATATCCTCCGCAAGTTGATCAGCCTCTGAAGAAGTCATAACAGACGACGTAACACTTTGTATTTGATTCTCCATAGTAGTTACTTGCACCTCAGCCATCGTTACAGAAGGTGTATTATCCATAGAAGGCATAGGAAGTATCTCAATAGATTGCAGCACATTATTAGTTTCTACTTGTGCACTAGCAATTTGATTAGAAACAGTAGGTGAACTAACATTCCCTACGTTTACATTAGAGGCATCAACAGTCGAGTTAGAACCTTGAGAATTAGAACCATTATAAGATGAAGAATAACTATTAGATACAATAGATGACACAACGTCATTTATTCTAGCGTTAACTGTGCTAATATTACGTCTTACATTTCTTCTCTCAGGTTCTTCTTCTAACTCTTCATTTATTTCTTCAGGACTTATTTCATCAATAGATTCGTCTAACGCTTCTTCTTCTTCCTCTATTGCCTCTTCCTCGTCAAATAATTCTTCTTCAACTACTTCCTCTACAAATACTAAAAAATCTTCCTCTATTCTTTCTTCAAAGGTTTCAAAATTTTCAATGATTTCAATGTCTTGAGGTAACTCTATTATTTCTATTTCTTCCAAGTTCGGGAGAGCATCCACAAACTCAATATCGTACTCGCTATCAATATGTATATATAATGAGTCATTTTCTAATTCGTATTCTTGATCAGGTTCAATATCGTAAATGACAATAGTGCTATCATTATTATAACCATCGTCACTCCAAATGTTATCATCGTCAAAACTAGATGTAGTGGTGAAAGCAAACTGATCTTCTTGGTCATCGAATCCGTAATTTGTTTGGTCTTGGTCATAGCCAAATATTATATCTTCATCTACACCATAAAGAAAGTCATCATCCTCAAAATTATTTGTTAAGTCATACACATCACAAAGTTCTGAGTAAGAAGAGTCGACTAAACATTCAGAGGAAAGGTTGCTAAACGATTCATCTACAACCTCTGCTGTAGTAACACTAAAGTCATCTGTCTCAATGTATGTGGTACTATTGTTGTCTTCATATCTTAAATACGTCACGGCTTCGTTGTTGCCCTGAACACCTATTGTAAAATCATGTGATCGAACCTGTATTTTATCATACCTAAACTCAATTTCATTTGTACCTTCATATAAAATAGCTTCAAAAGTGTTTTGTAATTGATTGCTGTATTCTTTTGCGTTGTACCATCCTATAACAAAATATTGATCTGTATCAGATGTATTACCAAATGTTTGAATATAAGGATTTTGAGTACCGTTTCTGTTAATTAAATCCGTCCACATTGGAAAGACACTGTAATTGAACGAACTTGCTGGTAGCGTTTCGGACAAGTAATTTCTTTGTCTTGATACATTAAAGTTTGACTGAAATGTAAAAAACCCGTTCATAGATATATTTACTTGGTCAAACGTTTGATCATAAAAAGTAAAATCAAAACCAATATCT